GTATAATTGATAAAGTTAGGTCTATAAGATAAGTGATTTGCAATCTTTAAAAAACAACTACCAATGTAATCAGTCACTGGTGGCTTTTCTCGTTTTTCTTTCTTTGCTTTATTTACTTCTTTTTTATAGGCTTTCATTGCCTCTAAAAATTCTTTGTTATTTACGTAATGTTCTTTTCTTGCTGCCATAATGTTAATATACTATATTCCTTTCAAAAAGTCAATGTTTTAAGCTACATAATCTTTAATTCTTTTATCAAACTTTTCTTTACTTATCATCTCTAATTCTACTGCATCAGCGCCATCTTTATAAGCTTGGTTTATATCATCTAAAACCATCTTATATGTAAAGTAACCCCAATGGTATATTTCCGTTTTATTATCTTTTGTTATTTTAACTTTATAAAAACTATCAAGTACCATAAATCAGCGTTGACTTTTACGAAAATCTGTATATAATGAAGCGTGTTGAGCGTAGATAGAGGATACTATAAGCTAATGTAGAGTCTTATTAGGAATATCATAATCATCATCTTCATCATCAAATATTTCATTTATCTCCTTATTAGTTTCATCGGAAAATCTAGTTCTTTCATACTGGTCATCTTTTTGTACCTTTTCTTCTTTATCATAATCTTTTACTAAATGGAAATAGCTTTTAATCATATCAGCACTGGCGTTTGTAATAGTCATTATTTTATCTTTTGGAATAGTTATAATCTGGTCTTTTGTATATGGCGACCATTTGATAAGTGCTACATAATCTTTTATACCTTGTGGAGTAAGTTGAGGAACATACTTTACTTGTAATGGTTTTGATAATCTGATTAATGGTGATTTCTCACCTAATTGTTCTTTTGGTAAAACACAAACTATATCATCGCCATTGATAAGTTTTATAATTTTAAGTGGACTAGGTATTTGTTTTGGTTCCATTTGTTAACTCCACGTTATGGATTTCGTAATTAAAATCTTCTTCATTGTATATATTTATTCTTTCTTTAAAGTGTTGAAGTGTATAGTTTGTCTTATCGTTGTATGATATATCATCAGCAATATCATATAAAGTTGCCGAAGAATTATTATCTTTTAACCTAAGGCCACGACCAATAGATTGTAAATTTCTGATACGAGATTTAGAAGGGCTTGCGAAAATAATGTTGTGGAGATTCCTAATATTAACGCCAGTGGAAAAGACGCCATAACTAGCAATAATAATAGCGTTATCTGACTTTTCAGTAATCGCTCTAATATCTTCCCTAACATCAGCATCTACACCTCCGTGTACATAAAACACTTTTCTATCCTGTGCTTTATCTTCGATTAACTCTTTAAGAATCTCACCGTGCTTTTCAACGTATTGAAATAAACATAAAGAATTGCCTTGTAAAGAAAGACAAAGATTCCGTATATATTTATTTCTTTTTTCGTTAGAAACCAAATAATCCATTTCTTCTTGGTACGATTTATCTTTTAAAAAATGACGAGCTGTCTGATCGTGTTGTAATACTAAACACATAATTTTTAAATCTGCTAGTTGTTTCTTTTGTTGTAGTTCACTTGTAGATACAACTTTATTTACTGTTCCAAACAAACCCTCTAATACAAGTTTATGTGTTTTTGTTCCATCTAAAGTTCCTGTCAAACCAATTCTATATTTACATTTCTCTAATTTAGTCATTAATTTAGTTAATGAAACAGCTTTAAACAAGTGCGCTTCATCACCAATAATCATACCAAATTGTTCAAACCATTTTTTAGGTAAATTGTATATAGATTGCCAAGTAGATATTACAACTCTTTTGTTTGTTTCTTTTTCGTGGCCAGAATATATCTTATGTACATTTCTTTCACTATTATAGCCATAGTCTTTAAAGTCTTTAAATAATTGTTCTACAAGCGATGTAGTGGGCACTATAATCAGGATCTTGTCCTGTTTAGTATCTTTCAGTCGTAATAGATTAAATATCAACATAAGATAGATTATGAGAGATTTACCAGATGCTGTAGGCGATATGAGTAAACATCTATCTTTTTGTACAGAATACTTAAACGCTTCTCTTTGATAATCTCTTACTTCAAATGGTAACTTTAATGCTTTAATTAGATTATCTAGTTTAGTATCATCAACTTTTGTATCTTGTATTTTAGTTCCGTCAACAACTTGTACATTATTGTCTTCGCACCATTTCTTAATGTATGGATATAAACCAGCATAGATTTTGCCACTGGCGTAATTAAATAGTCTTATTTTACCATCCCAAACTCGATTACGATATTGAGGCATAAACTTAAAACCAGGTACTTCAAATGTAAAAAATTCACCAATCTCTCTACGAATATCAGCGTCTGCTTCTATTTTGAGATAGACTTCGTTAACTTTATCTATGATGATGTATCTGGTTGTGGTCATAGTATTACTTATACGAAAGATTTTCCAACGACCCAACCGACTAATACTTTTCGTGTACCTGATACTACAGGGTGTACTTTGTGCCAGATATGTGATGGGAATATTATAATTGTACCTTGTTTAAATACTTTTCTAAATCTAAAATATTTATTTTTGTTGTGATAAGGGTGTGGCAAACAAATCTCAAAATCGCCACCTGTGTAATTATTGTTTAATGTTTCATCATCATTTAAGCAAATGGTAAAACTTAATTTTCTTATTAGATTATTTTTATAAGGTTTACCGTGACTATCTATATGCCAGTCGTAATGATCTCTTACATTATAAACGGTGTATTGTAATGGCTCAAACTCTCTTAATAAAAAGTTCCATTTTGTTGTTACATTTGCTTCATTAACAACTTTTGTAACTTCACTTTCTATATCTTTATCTTGTATAAATGTGACGTGTGATTTACGATTGACTTGATTACCGTCTTGTATTTTTGCTAATTCTAATTTCTTTTGATACCCAATATTCATTATCTTTTCACAAAAAGATTTTGAAAAGGCTTCTTCTTTAATAAAATGAATAGGGTCTAAAAACATTAGATAGCGCCACTAGTAAACTTACGCCAATCAATAGCATTTTTAATAGTGAAACCACGGTTTGAAATTTGTCTAATTGTTCTGTCTAAAAAATCTACTGTTGTTTGTATGTAATCTACTTTTTGTTTTAATTTTTGTAAATCAATATCTGATTCTAAATATTTGTCAACATCTGTTTTAAGTAATTTAAATGAAAATGGTTTTTGAGCGTAAACACTTGGATCCGCTTTACCTGTATAGTATTCCCACTTTTCTCTTTTTAGTATATTGTATTCAGTTTCACTACGACTTAACATTAACTTATATTTTGTTAAGTGTTTTAAATATTGATTGTGTAATTGGGGTGTCTTTAATGATTCTAAATCAAGTTCAGTATCATTTATTTTAAGGTCTTTATCAGCCTGTGTTTGCAATTCTTCTAATGTCATAATATCTCCATTCTATATAGTATATCACAAAAGCCTTAAAAAGTAAAGACTATGATGTAGTTATACTTGTTGTTGACGATCCTGATGTAGCAAAATCGTATATCTCATATTCAAACGAAACAGTAGCAGTTAGATAATCTACATCAGCCGCTTGTTGATTATATTGTAACCCTGTTAATCCTGTAGGAAACATATTTCTAAATCTAACTTCTAGTTCTGAATTATTTTTACTTGATAATATTGTCAAAGTAGCGTCAGAATATGTACCACCCGTATTCGCAGCACCATATTTAACTTTACCTATTTCATTACTTATAGATTGATTTTTTGCTGGAAATCTATCATTACCAGATGAAACTAAATCTCTAAACTCTGAGTGATCTCTTGGAAAACCTAGACCAACTAACCAACCGTGTATTTCCTGAAAGTTCTCTAAATTTTCATCAACTAAAAATGTCATTTGTAAAGGTTCATAAGTTAACTTCTCACCAGGAATTGGTATATCTTTTAGTGGTGAGGGTTGTGACATTGTACCTCCTAATGTAATACCAGGTACATTAACGGCAGTACAAAAATATTCTACTTTTGGTAGTTTGATAATACTAAACTTAAACTGCGTTGGTGACGCATAATCAAGTTTAGTCGGTTGACGTGACAATGAGTTTGTAGTTGTCATAATACTATTTATATGTTATTTAGGAAGTGTTCCCGACTCGCCTAGTTTCTCTAAAGCATCTACAATTGTACTCATGCCTACTGTATCTTTTTTACATGGTTTTTCATCTGTTGATACTTGTAGTTCTTCACATACAGGTATGTCTTGTTGTTTTATTTCTTCACACGCATTTGCGATAGTAAAGACAAAGAACATTACAAGAGCCAAAATGAATATGTATAGGTATTGAGTTAAGATTTTCTTCATAGTATTATTTAGTAGATAAAAAAAAGGCGACCCGAAAGCCGCCTTTTTTAAGATATGTATTACAGATTACATCAAGTTTGCAACTTGCACTCTTCTGTAGTATCTGTTTGAGTTAGCTGAACCAGCATCGTTCACTGCAGATACTGCACCTGAAGCGGCACCTGTTTCTGCGAATGGGTTTGCAACTAGACCATATCTAGTTTTGAAACCAATTTTTGGTTGGAACGTGTCTTGGCCAACT